GCCTTGCTGCGCTCTTCGACCGTCGACCGGGGGTCAAAGAGCGCAGCAAGGCCGCGCAAAAGCGGGCGTGGATGCTCAACGTCTCGCAAATGAAGGGCGAGCTTTACGACAAGTTGCCCAAGGAAGACCCGAGCGAGCGGGGCTTCGTGCATATCGCGCGGGGCCTTGGCGACGAGTGGTATCGGATGATCACGGCCGAGGTGCGCACGCTAAAACGTGGGGTGTCGGGTGTGATGATTTCGCGCTGGGAGCTGGTCGAGGCCACGCGCCGAAATGAGGCGCTTGATTGCACAAACTACGCTGAGGCGGCGGCACTGCGCAAAGGCTGGTCGAGTATGACCGCCGAGCAATGGGACGCGCTCGAGGTGGAACGCTCGGCGGCTCCTGCCGAGGGGCAGGGCGATTTGTTCGATGCGGTGATCTCGGTCGCCGCAGGGCTGGCCGCGCAACCGGCTGAAAGCGCGCCGCCGCCTGTCTCCCCGTCCGCTCCTAAGGCGGTCTCGGCTCAAAAGCCGGTGCCGCGCAAGCGCCCGAAACAGGGCGGCGATTGGATCAACAGAAAGGAAAAATGGGTATGAGCACGTTTAACGCGGCGCAACTTGCCGCCTTGAAAGAGGCCGTCGCGTCGGGCGTGCGGTCGGTTTCGCACGGCGGCAACACGGTCACTTATAGCTCGACCGATGAAATGTTGCGGACGATCGCACGGATCGAGCGCGAGCTCGGCCTCGGGGCAAATCGTCGTCGGGTCTCTTATCCCGCCTTCTCGAAAGGCGTTTGATCATGACGATCCTCGATAAGATGATCGGCTTTGTTAGCCCGACGGCCGAGCTTCGCAGGGTGCGGGCGCGCATGGCGTCCAATGTCGCGCGCCGCGTGCTGGCGAATTATGATGCGGCGACGGTTGGCCGTCGGGGCAAAAGCTGGAAGGTCTCGGCCACGGATGCGGACGGGGCCGCCGCGCGCCGCCAACGCCTTGCGTGGATCTCGCGCGATATGATCCGCAACACGCCTTTCGCGGCGCGCGCGCAACACGTCATCGCGTCGAATGTCGTTGCGGCGGGGATCTTGCCCAAAGCGGTATTCCCTGCCGACTCGCCCCTCGCGATTGAGTGGGAACGCGACGTAAAGCGCCATTTCGACAGCTCGTCGATCGACGCGGACGGGCAATCGACGCTCTACGGTTTGCAAAAACTTGCCGTTATGGCGGTTGTGGATGCGGGCGAGGTTCTGGTGCGTCGCCGCCGCCGCCGCAATTCTGACGGCTTGCCGCTGCCGTTCCAGATCCAAGTGATCGAGGCCGATTTTCTCGATACCGCGAAAGAGGGCGCGACCGATCGAGGCGGGATGATCCGCGAGGGGATCGAGTTCGATCGTCTAGGGCGGCGCGTTGCCTATTGGCTGTTTGATGAGCATCCGGGCTCGACCTCGACGATCTTGCGGCGCGGGGGCGCGTCAAAGCGCGTTGCTGCCTCTGAGATCATTCATATCTACCGACAGGATCGACCGGGCCAACGGCGCGGGGTGTCGTGGTTTGCGCCCGTCGCACTGGCCTTGCAGGACTTTGCCGACAACCAAGACGCAAAACTTATGCAGCAAAAGATTGCGGCCTGTTTCGCGGCGTTCGTCGTCGACCTCGACGGCGGGTCCGAGGAGGTCGTCGGGGGTGGGGCCGTCGAAGATGATCCGATTTCGAGCATTCAACCGGGGGCCGTCTATCACTTGGACGGGACGCAAGAGGTCAAGTTCGCAACGCCGCCCTCGGCCGATGGGTTCGACGAGTTTTCTCGGGTGGTGTTGCGCTCGGTCGCGATGGGGCTGGGCATCACTTATGAATCGCTGACGGGGGATCTCTCGACGGTGAATTTCTCGAGCGCGCGGATCGGGCGCTTGGAAATGAATAGGAATGTCGAGGCGTGGCAATGGCACATGGTCGTGCCGCAAATGCTCGAAAAAATTGCGCTTTGGATGCTCGAGGCATGGGCGATGAAAAGCGGCCGCGCCGAGGTGCTCGACGTGGTCGTGACATGGTCGCCGCCGCCTTTGACCATGGCCGATCCGAGGCTCGAGGCTGCGGCCGCGAAGGGTCGTCGCGCGCTTGGCTTGACCTCGCGCCAAGGCGAGCAACGCGCGCTCGGGTTTGATCCCGACGAGGTTCACCGCGAGCAACTCGAGGATCTGGTGCGCGACGCGGAGCTCGCGGCCGCAGCGCCCAAACCTGACACCACAGACACGCCAGAAAAGGGGCAAACGGATGAGTGAGATCGAGCTTTACGGGACCGTTGGCGGTTCGTTTTGGGATGAGGAGTGTTTCTCGCCGCGCACGGTGCGCAGTCTCTTGCAAGGGCTCACAGGCGATTTGACGGTGCGGCTCAACTCGGGCGGCGGGATCGCCTCGGATGGGCAAGCGATTTACACGATGCTGCGCGATTACTCGGCCACGGTTGGCCGCGTGACGGTGGTGATTGAGGGGGTTGCGGCCTCTGCGGCCTCGTTGATCGCTATGGCGGGCGACGAGATCGTGATGCGGCTCGGGTCGTGGATGCTGATCCATGATCCCGCGCAAGCGATTGTCTTTGATGCGCGCGGCACGGCCGAGGATCACCGCGAGATTGCCGATTTCCTCGACACGCTCGGCGACAATTACGCGGACGTTTACGCGGCGCGGGCGGGGATCACGCGCGAGGAGGCGCGAGCGATCATGTTGGCCGAGACGGTCTATCTCGGCGAGGCGGCGGTCGCGGCGGGGTTCGCGACGTCGACCGATAACGGGATCGAGGCGCAAGAGCCTGCCGCGTTTGATTATCGAGTTTATGCCAATGCGCCCCAGATCGGGCGCGTCGGGTGTGAAGGTCGCGGGGCAAATCCGCGACGTGTTGCCGCTGTGGCGATGATCGCGGGCGAGACTGCCCGCATGAATATGGGAAAAACAAACATGCCGAATACACAAATCCAAGAGCCCCCCGTGGTCGCAGATCCCGCGATCGCGGCACCGAGCGCCGCGCCGGTTGCGCCCGTCCCACCTGTGGCCGCGCCCGATGCGACGTCTCAAGGCGCGGGTGCTGCGCCGGTGGAAATGTCGGGCGGTGACGTCGCGCGGCTGTTCTCGATCGGCGGCCGCCTCGGGGCGACAACCGCGCAAATCAGCGCGGCCATGAGTGCGCATCCTCGCTCGTTCACAATGGCGCTCGATGTTCTCTCGGAGACCTTGGCGGAGGTGGCACCGCCGCCGATGATGGGCCGCCAAACTTCGCGGGTGCTGCGCGATGAGCAAGAGACCCGCCGCGCGGGGATGACCGACGCGCTCGCGGCGCAAATGATGCGCCAAACGCCCGATGCGCGCGCCATGCCGTTCATGCAAATGTCCATCGTCGAAATGGCGTCGCAGGCGAGCGGCTACTCTGGCCCGCTGCGCACCGCCTCGGATCGTGTGCGCGCGTTGGAAATGGCCGCGCATTCGACCTCTGATTTCCCCGCGGTCTTCGAGAATGCGGTCAATCGCACCTTGCTTGCGGCCTATGAGGCGGCAACCCCGACTTATCAGTCGATCGCGATGCGCTCCGATTTTAACGATTTCCGCCCGCACGCACATGTGCAAATCGGCGAGTTCCCCGCGCTCGAGCGCGTCGGCGAGGGTGGCGAGATCAAGTTCGGGACCGTGGGCGAGAGCAAAGAAACGGCGGTGTTGACTGCTTATGCGCGCGGGCTTTCGTTCTCGCGTCAAATGCTGATCAACGACGATCTCGGCGCGATCGCGCGGGTGATTGCGGGATATGGCTCGACGATCCTTGATTTCGAGGAGCAAACCGCTTGGGCCTATTATCTCTCGGCCAAGCTGGCAGATGGGAAAGACGTTTTCCACGCGAGCCGCAACAATCTCACGACTCCGGGCGGTGCGATCACGACTGAGGCGCTCGACGTGGGCCGCGCGAAGATCCGCAAGCAAACCCGCCTTGATGGCGAGCGTAAGGTGCCGACAAACTTCGTCCCGTCGATCCTTGTGTGCGGTCCGAACCTTGAGGGCGAGGCGATGCGGCTCTTGACGCCGGTGGTCGCGTCCGAGGCGAGCAACGTCAACACGCACGCGGGGCGGCTTGAAGGCGTCATCACCAATGAGATCGCGGGGAATGCGTGGTTCTTGTTTGCCGATCCGAACCGTCCGGGGGCCGAGGTGTTCACCTATGGCTATCTCGACGGGGCGACGGGGCCGCGTTTGCGCACCGAGGAAGCCTTCGGCCGCCAAGGCTTTGCGATGACGGTCGAGCACGATTTCGGGGTCGGCGCGGTCGGCTATCGCGGCGCGTATAAAAACGCAGGGCAATAATCCGGCCGATCTGCTGGTTTTCGATCTGACCCCATGGGGGGCGGATCACGGGGCCGAGGCGTTTCGCCTCGGCTTTTTCTTTGTCGCAATCAAAAGGGGTTTTCCTATGCGCAACTATATCTCAAGCGGGGCAACGATTACCGCAGTGCTAACGGCGGCCGTCGCCTCTGGGGGCGGTGTCGTTCTCGGCGATCTGTTCGGGGTCGCAAACACCGCAGGCGACGCGGGCGAGACGGTCGAGCTCGAGACCGTGGGCGTCTTTTCTCTGCCCAAAGTCGAGGCCGAGGTTTGGACCTTCGGCGCGCCGGTTTATTTCGATCCGGTGGATCTGGTCGCGACCATTGATCCCGATCGGGATTCGGTGGGTGACACGCTGGCGGTGTTGATCGGCCATGCGGTTGACGTCTCGCCGCCCGGCGCGGGCGTTGCGACCGGCGCGGTCCGGCTTTCGATCTAATGCGGGCGGCCTTTCCTGACCCGTGGCAGATACCGCTCGGCGAATGGGCGGGCGAGGCTGCTTTCATTCTCGGCGGGGGGCCGTCTCTCGCCGAGGTTGACGTCGAAAAGCTACGCGGGCGCGGGCGGGTGATTGCCGTCAATAACGCGGGATTCGACGTCGCCCCTTGGGCCGATGTGCTCTATTTCGCGGATGGTTGGCACCGCTGGCTCGGTTGGAATGTCGACCGGCTGCCCGAGTTTAAGGGCGAGCGGATCGTCACGCGGGCGCGGCTTTCACCTATGCCGGATGATCCGCGTTTGCGGCGGGTTAATTGGACCTATCCCGAGTGCGCGCACGCGGTCGACGGGCGCGGTGTTTCGGGCTTTTGCGGGGGTGGCAATGCGATCTCCCTCGCGTGGCAACTCGGCGCATCGCCGATCGTGCTTCTCGGCTTTGATATGCGTCCCGGCAATTATCATTCCGCGCACAAGCTGCCGCCGAAACCGGGGCAACACGCGGCCTCTTTTATTCCGGCAATCGAGCGCATGGCAAAAGCGATGCGCGGGGATCGCCGCCTTGTTGTGAATGCGACGCCGCGCTCGGCGCTGCGCGCGTTTCCGCACGTCGATCTCGAGGAGCTTTTGAACATGGACGATCTGACCGCGCTCAGGCGCGATATTCCGCGCGAGGTGGTGACCGATGATTGACCTCGACAAGCTGCTCTATCGGCACAGTGCGCGGGTGTGGGGTTCGGTGACACGGATCACGCTCAAAGACGGGGCGGCGCATGACGTGGCCTTGATTGATCGCACTGAGGGCGTCGAGCAATCGCGCGGCGGGGTCGAGCTCGGGACGCTCGAGCCTGCGGCCGAGATCCTGACCTCGAGCCTTGCCGCACTTGGCCTTGCGCGGGCGGATCTTGTCAACGCGCGGTTTCAGCTCTCCGGCCGCGCGTGGCGGGTGGTTTCAACGCAAGGCGTGCAAAGCCCTGCGGGTGAGGTCTCGGCGATGCTGTTTCTGATCGAGGCCCCGTGATGGACCGGCGCGAGGCTATTTTAGAGCGGCTCGTCGCGATTGCCGATGCGTTGCCCGGTGTCGCGGCGGTGCTGCGCAATACGCCCAAACTCGACGACACGGCGCGACCGGCCGTCGTCATCCTCGACGCCGACGAGGCGGTCGAGACCGCGCCCGAGGGGCCGCGCCGATCGGCGGGCGGCCCGATCCTGATCGCGATGACGCCGCAAGTGTTCATCCACGCCACGGGCGAGGGCGAAAACGCGGGTCCAATCGTCAACCAATGGCGGGCGGCATGGCTCAAAGCCGTGCTCCTCGATCCTGTTTTG